GCGCGCGCCGTCATCTCCCGACCCGTGGACCAGTACGGCTTGGTGCGGGTCTTGTCGAGACGGTGCGAGCGTTCCTTTAGACCGGTCTGATTCACGGTCTGGATGACGGTCGTGAACGCCTCGACCATCTCCGGGCGCACGCCCTCGCCCCGGGGATACGCCTTCTCGGTGAGGTAGCCCTCCTTGTCCTTTCGCATCCGCGAGAAGTAGTTATCGAGCGCGTGCCACCATTCGTGCGCGAGGCTGCCAGCACCGCTTTTCTTGGTCAGGTTGATGACGACTTGGCCTGGCTCGTAGTGGGCCTTGGGGGCATCCTTGCCGCCGGTGCCGCGGGCCCCGAACGCGAGCCCGAGCTCGCCGTTCAGCGACAGCGCCCGTGGCGGGATGCCGAGCACGCCGGCCAAGTCCATGAGCGCGTCGTAGGCTTCGTTGAGGTCGCTCTGGCGCTTCGCCCCTTCGACGTAGTTTCCGAACTGCACGCCCCGGAAGCCGAACGCCTCGCTGAACTGCTCCGGCGTCACGTCGGCGCCGTTACGGTGGTCCACGCCAACACGGGGATCGTTCGTCTCCTTGCGCTCGTTCGGGATCTGCTTCAGGCGCTCGAGCTTCGCGACCAGTTCGTCGCGGTGCTCGGCGAGGTACTTGCGGGCGGCCTTGGCGTCGTCGAAGGACTCGAGATCGACGTATTCCTTTCCGATCTTCTTGCCGATGTAGTAGCGGCCGGCCTTCTCGCCGCGGCGGTAGGAGTAGATCGTGAACGACACTTCCTTGTCGGCGGGCTTCCTGATCTCGAGCGAGCCTGCTTCCACGGCTTGCTTGAAGTTCGCTATGGCCTCCTCGCGGCTATCGCCGGAGGCGAGCGTCGTCGGCCAGTTGCTGAAGGCGGTCGCGGCGGCCTTCTTCTCCACGGTCCAGATGATCTTCGCGGGCTTGTACTCGACGCCCTGGAACATCGAGTAGGAGCCCTGCGAAACGCGCACCCCTTTGAGCGACTGGCCGTGGCCGACGGCCTGATAGAGCTCCGCGCGGTCGCCGATCTCGGCCTTGAGGCGCGCGAACTGCTTCTCGCCCAGCTTCTCCTGCACGCGCTCCTTCGAGATCGTGCCGTCGAGGATCTTGTGGGCGATGTCGCGCAGCAGCCTGACCTGCTCGACCCAGCCCCGGAGTTTCCACGACTGGCGCGGCTTCGGCGGGATCTCGTCGCGCGAGGCATGGACGAACGCCACGACCCACGGATCGGCGCCGGCCTCGAGCAGCTTGTCGTACTCGGGCTCCGGCCAAGACTTCGAGAGCGGCTCGGCGGCGATGTCGGTCTCGAGGGCCTCGCGCATCCGGTCGCGGTAGGCTTCGGCGTAGTGCTTGCGCGCGCCCTCGATGGTCTCGCCGAAGTCCTCGATCTTACCGGCTACCGGTTTCGGCGTCGTTACCGCTTTATCAGTTTCGGCGCGATTAACATCGGTGGAGGGGGCCGCCTGCCCCGTCGCTACGCCAGTGCGGTCAGCGCCTTTTTTATTGGCCAGCCGTTCCTGACTCTCGTTTTCAGCGTCTTGTAGTTGATCCCCATCTCTCTCGCCCAAGCGCTCATCGGTCGAGGGCGTCTGGTCTACTTCTTCGGCGGGAGTTTGATCGACTTCAGGCGGCTCCCCTTGGGCAGTTCTCTCAACCCCCGGCGGCTCTTGTCCTCGGGGGGCGCGTAGCCCTTGGGCTTCACGGCTTTGCTTGGCGCGGTTGAGGGCTTGGTCGGCTTCATGGCGGGTGGCTCCGATGCCATAGGAGAAGTGTACCCCGCGCTTGTTGACGGTGGAACCGTCCGGGGTCTCGGCCACGAGCTCGGCAGCGTCGAGGCGTGTGGTGACATCCTCGAGCGCGGTCTCGATGGCGGTCTGGTCCTCGCCCTGCACCATGAACTCGTCGCCGCTGATGTGGTACGCCTCCAGTCCGGACTCGGCGAGCGCCTGCCCCATCGCCTTCAGCAGCTGATCGCCGGCCTCGTGTCCGAGGTTGTCGTTCACCCACTTCAGGGAGTCCACGTCGATGGCGACCTGCACCGGCTTCTTCGCGGCCTCCTCATAGGCGCGACGGTTCGGCAGTCCCGTGAGCGGATCGGTCAGCAGTTCCCGGCGCAGCTCGTCGTGAGACATTTCCGACACGGCCTTGCGGCGCGCGGTGTCCCTGCGGCGATCCTTAACGCCGCGGACGTCCTCGATGTCGGCTTGCTTGCCCTTGTCGGAGAACAGATCGCCTGGCCCGGCGGCCATGTCTGGCGCGCTGCGCTCCTTGCGCTCTCGCTCCGCGCGGGCGTCGTGGATGGCCTGTGCGGTCTCGTTCCGGCCGCCAAGGAGATCGTCCTGGGCCGGTGGGCGCTTCGAGACCGGGGTGAGGCGAACGTCGCGGCCAGAAACAGAAACGCCCTCTTGCGAGGGCGTCTCCGTGCCGGCGCTAGCTACCGGCTCTCTCTTCGGCGTTTGAGGTGATGCCGCATTATCAGCCGACTCGGCAGCGGCGTCAACGCGCCGCGCTACTTCTTCTTCTGCGCGAGCTTGGCCTTGCGCCGCTTCGACCACTTCACCAGTCGGCGCGATATGTCCGCCGCTTTCTGCACGCGCGGCGGGAGTTTCGGTTTGGGCTTTTCCATGGTTCTCGATCTCGGCGCGGATCAGCGCCTCGAACTCGTCGTCCGAGGCATTTTCGTTGCTGGCGGCGACCCGTTCAAGCAGGGCATCGAACGCGTCGTCCCCCATCTTCTGCCGGGCCACGGCGAATATGGCCGCCAGATCCTTGGTGGCCTCGTCGGCTCGGGTGTATCCAGAAATGGAGAGGTCCGCCTCCGTCGCGTACAGGAAGGGGTCGTCGTCCTCCGGCAGCTGCTCGCCGGCGGCTTCCATCTCCTCGTAGTACCGGGCCCGCTCGGCCTCCATGCGGGCGTCGAGGTCGGAGAGGTTCCCGGGCCGGTTGTGCTCGCGGATGCCAACCATCTCGTCCCGGATCATTTCGGAGAGCTTCCGGGTGGCCTCGCCGCTGTTTCGCTCGGCTTCAGTGAACCAGCCCAGACCGGTCAGCTTCTCGGCCATGCCGTCCAGGGTGTCGCCCTTCTTCGTGAAGGCGTTCCCGACGTATGGGATTTTCTTGTTTCCCTTCGTATCCCCGATGATGTCCATCTTATCGGCGATGTTCACGCCGCCCAGCTTGGCGATGGTCTCCAGCAGGTTCGGTACCCGCTTTGCCGGCGTTTCCCGTGGAACCTCTGCGGGTTTCACGGCCGGCTCCGTCGGTCTCTTAGTGCCCTGCACGGTACCGACGTGCTCAGGCGTCACCGGGAGCATTTCCGCGCCGCTCGCGTGGCCGCCGAGCACATTGGGAGAGCGTGGGACCGGCGTGGGAATACCCGGGATGGGCGCGGTGCCGGCCTGGGAGAGGCGCAGCCCGAAGGACTCGGCCAGGGCCTGCGGGTTCGTGAGATTGCCTTCGAGGAAAGCGAGCTCGGCGTCCGCTTCCGGGTTACGGGCAGGCAGCCCGCGCAGCGCCGACAGACGCCGGTTCGCGACGCCAAGGATCTCGTCGGGCGTGAACGCCGGGCCGGCCGCCGCGGGCGTCTCGATGCTCGCCGCCGCGGCGGCGGCGTCGATCGCCTCGTCCACGGTCCGCGCCTGCGTGACGGCGCGCGCGATCTCCTGATCGCCCTCGTTCTGGCGCCGGGTGACGCGCTCGAGGCCCTTCTGGACGACATGAGCGGCGCCGCCCTGTGCGCCGGCCGCGATCAGCGTCGAGGCCGTCGTCTTGGGGATGCCCTCGGTCGCGACCCACGTCGCCCAATCGTTGAACGTGGCGCCGGGGCGCAGCGTGGCGAACTCGTTGGCCGACTGCGTGATGGTGGCGACGTTCTCCTGCGCCAGTTCCTTCCAGTAGAAGTTGACGATCTTCTTGAAAAAGCCGATGTCGCGCTTCAGCAGTTCCGCGAGCGGTAGCTGCTCGGTCGCGGCCTCCAGCGTGGCGTTGATCGCGGCGTACGATCGGGCCCGGGTCGGATCGAGACCGGACTCCACAGCCTCGTTGTACGACGACCCGAACTCGGCCACACCCATCGCGGCCATGGCCGGAACCGGCGAGCGCGTGACCACGGAGCCGACCACGGCCGGCACCGAGATCCCGAGGCTCTTGGCGGCGTCGAGCGTGGCCTCCTGCCAGAACGACAGGTTCTCCGGCGTCGCCTCCTGCAGGTTAAGGCGCGCCTTACGCGTCATTTCCCGCCCGGTCTCGCGCGCCGCTTCGATCATCGAGAACGGCCATTCCGTGCGGGCGCTTTCGTCCTCCGGCGGCAGCCCTCCGTGTAGCTCGGCCAGTCGCATCGCCTGGCGCGTCGCGTACGACGGCTGGACCTCGGTCATGGCGCGCAGCGTGCCGCCGACGCCCTCGCGGGCGCCCTCGACCAGATGCGTCGGCACGCTCGAGAGCACGTCGCCCCACTTCGCAGGGTTCGCCGGGCGCACGATGGGGTCGCGCTCCATCGGGACACCGAACATCTCCTCCGGGCTCGCCGGCTCCGCGGCCGGCTCGACCACGGTATCGGCCGGTTCCGCCTTGCCGAAGATGTCCTCGTCCGAGAGAAGTCGGCTGTCGCCTCCGGTCAGATCACGGGTCGCGCCGCTGCCGAAGATGTCGTCGTCGCTAAGTAGCTTTTCGCTCATTGGCTCTCTTTGAGTTTCCAGCCCTTCCCGGTCCAGATCACCACGCGTCCGTCCGGCGCGGTGTACTCCTCGTTCACCTTGCGCCGCTTCGGATCGCGCGGCGCCGGCGGCGGCTTCACGCGCGCGGTGTCACCATCGCGCGGACCGCGACTCTCCGGCGTCGGCTTCAGGATGCTGCCGCCGATGATGCCTTCACCCATGAACGGCTGGTCGCGGACACCGCCGAAGGCGCCGCTGTCGTAGCCGCTGCCCCGGTTCGGGTTGTCCGTCGGCTTCTCGCCGGTGTCGTTCATCGCCTCCCAGCCGACCCCGGTCTGGAAGTTGCCCTTCATGTCCATGGTCGCGACGACCTGCTTTGTGCCCTTGTGAACCCAGCGGGTCGACATGCCCATCGGATCCTGCACCTTCTCGACGAGATCGTAGGCAATCGCTTCGGCGAGCCGTGATGCGCTGCGTCTTCTCGGTCTCGCGGTTGTGGCGCTCGGTCTCGGACTGCTGACGGTCGAACTTATCGCCCTCGAAATCGCGCTGCGCGGCGGCCTGCTCGCGCTGAAACGGTTGCCGGACATCGGTCTCCATCCGCACGTTGTATTCCTGCAGGCGCTCGTCGCGCATCCGCTGGATCTCGGAACGCATCCCCTCGTACCCGACGACGGCGAGGCCCTTGCCGGCGCCGGCCAGCGCCTTGTTCAGTATCCCGCTCATGCCATTTCCTCCTCGTCTTCCTCGTCGTCCTCCGTGACCGCGGCGCCGGCTTCCGCTTCCGCCTCGGGTTGTGGTTCGGGTTGTGGTGCTGTCGGCTGCGCCGGTGCGCCCGGTTGCGCCTGCTGGTGATACTTCGACTGAAGATCGGCGATCTGCTTCGCCTTGTCCTGGCCGACGGCCTGAAGTAGATCCTGCACTTCCGCCGGGTTGACGCCGTACTGCTCGGCGAGACTGATGACAAGCTGCTGCATGGCGAGGCCGATGGTGCGCTCGTCCACGGTCATGATCTTCGCCTGATGGGCGAACTGCGCGATCTCGCCCAAGAGCTCCGCCGCCACCGGCAGGATCACGGCCTCCGGAATCGTGCCGCGCGATTTCTCGTCGAGCTGCGTGACGATGACGGTCGCGGCCTTGGCGAGCGCCTCCGGCGGCTCCGCGCTTTTCAGCATCTTCACGATGCCGGCGTGCGTGCTCTTGTCGTAGAGCACCTTCTGGCCGGCGAGGAACACGCGATCGAACGCCTCCTGCTCCTGGGCGGAGGCGGGCTCGTTCAGCCCGCCGGACTGCCCGGGATCCGGTTGCGCGGTAGGCTTCGCGCTCTCCTCCGGCTTCTCGCCCTTCTTCGGCGCCTGCGGTTTCCCGGGCTTGGCGGACTTCTTCATCTCGTCGTCGATGATCGGCATGGCGCCCTCACTTCATGGCCGTGTTGATGATGCCCGGCTGCTGGACCGGAACCACGTTGCCGTTCGCGTCGACCGCGTACCCGGGCGGAACCGCAGGCGTCGCTCCCGGAGGCAGCATATTGCCCGTCGGCTTCGGGATGGGGATGTTCCCGACTTCGAAGTTCGGTGCCAGAAACTTCTGGCGCCAGGCGAGGTTCTTGCGCTCGAGTTCGGCCTGCTTCTCGGCCATGTCGAGCTCGTTCGGCGAGAACGCGCCAGCCAGCATGTTGCCGCCGACGGTGATGGCGCCGTACTTCGCGAGGTCGGAGGAGAACAAGTTGTTGAGGATCCCGCCGCTCTTGGCGGCCGCGGCCGGTGCGGCCGTGCCACCGCCGCCGACCCCGAGCGTCGCCTTCTCGACGGCGCCGCCGGAGAACAGCGGCGATTCCACCGCCGCCGCGGCCGGGACCGTGGCGGTCTCGATGGCGGCCGGTGCCGCGTTGAGCGCAGCCGCGGTATCAGCGGCGACCGCGCCCCCGGTGCCGGCGCCGACCGCCGCGCCCGCGGAGTCCACGAGCGTCGATCCCGCCGCGGCCAGATCGCCCGCCGCCGTGGCGGTGGCCGCTTCGGCCGCCACGGGGCTCGCCCCGAGAAAAGCACCGTTCACCGACGAGAACGGCGTGTTCCACCAGCCGGCCGCGCCACCGGCGAGGTAGATCGCGGCGGCCGCTAGGAACAGCTTGCCGAACTTCGACTTGAAGAACTTGCGGACACCTCTAATAATACCCTTAACTGCCTTTCCGATGCCCTTGACGATCTTACTCACCGAAACCTCCTTTATGCCTGCGCATAAGACCATGAGCGACCTTGCTCGCTTCCACCGCAGTTATCTGAAAACTTCCTGCGGTTGTTGGATATGGCTCCTCGCAACGCGCGAATCTGAAACGAAACTTCCCTACGGAAAGTTCACTGTTGGGTCGCGCAACACTGGTGACGTGAGCACAGCTGCCGCCCATCGGTGGATCTGGGAGCAGTTGCATGGGCCTATTCCAAACAGGATGCAGGTGCTCCACAGGTGCGACGTGCCTGAGTGTGTCAACCCGAAGCACCTTTTCATCGGCACACCGTCGGACAATATGCTCGACAAGGTGCAGAAGGGTCGCGCGCGCGGCGCCCTTCCCGGCGCATCCCATCACGGCGCCAAACTGACCGAGCGCGATGTCATCGAGATACGCCGCCTCTATGCAGACGGTGGAATCACCCAGCGCGCGCTCGCCGATCAATTTGGCGTCCACCAAGTGCAGATCGGCAACATCGTGCGTGGAGAGTCATGGGCGACTGAGAAACACGGTCCTCGTCGACGCAGTAACGGCGCACCCAACACGAAGCTTACCGACGAACAGGTGCGAGCCATCCGCGCGAGGCACGCAACGGGCAATGTCAGTCAGCGCGCGCTCGCCGGCGAGTACGGCGTGTCAGAGGGGCACATGAGCAACCTACTGTCCGGCAAGACGCGAGCTACTTCATAAACACGTACAGCGGCAGTTGCTCGCCGAACCCGATGCGCTCGACAAGCCGCGCGATCCGCAGATCGGCTCCGCGCTCTCCCGTGTATTGCACAAGTTTGATCGCTGGGCGCGAACGCACCCACCTGATGAACTCACGCATCAGCCGCGCACCATCGCCCGGGACCTTGCAGAACCACATCAGCACGTTCGCGTAACTGCGCTCGTAGAGCACGAGCGGCTGGGTCATTGCGCTGAGCACCCCGAGCACTTTGCCGTCTTTCTCCGCGACCCAGCAGAAGTGTTGCGCCGAGCTGATGCACGCCCGCGCGGTCTCCTCGACCCCTTCCTTTGATGGAACCAGACTCTCGTAGGCGTCGCGCGATAGCGCCTCGAGGCCGAGCGCCACGATGGCGTTGAGATCGTCGGGTCTTGCCTTTCGGATCACGACCAGATCGCGCTGGCGTTGCCGCTGTCCTGTACGCCGAGCAGGTTCGCAATGTCCTCCGCGGACAGGCCGGTCGACTGCTGCAGCTTGTACTGGTTGGCGTAGTTCTCCGCGTACTGCTTCAGTTCCGGGACGGAGAGCAGGTCGTAGTAGCCCCATTCGGGGTTGTATAGCTTTCCGTAGCTGTACACATACCTGCCCTTCTTCGTCTTTCCGATAACTCCGAGCGATTCGAGGTACTCGATCATGGCCTGCGGACTCGTATCCATGTCCTCCGGCGGCTCCGTCGTGACATTGCCGCTGCCACCGCTACCGCCGTCCTGTCCTGTGGTTCCGCCTTCGTCGTCCGCGTTACCCGACGACGGCGCCCCGCCCGTCGCGGTCCCGCCGAAGTCGAGGAGACCGGTCAGGTCCAGATTCGAAATACCGCCGATCACGGCGAGGCCGCTTTGGAGCAGTTCCGTCTGCTTCTTCACGAGTTGCTCCTTGGAGGCGACCGTGATGTCGGGCTGCGCGAGGATCTCGCCGATGGAGGCCGATATCTGCGCGTAGAAGCGCGCGGCCGAGTCGTTGGCCTGCATCTGCATCTTGTACTGCGCCTCGATGTTCGCCAGGACTTGCTGCTGCTGCCCGGTCAGCACCTGCAAGTTCATCTGGTTCGCTGCGCCCGCGTTGGTCTGCGCGGCGTTGAAGTTGGTGGCCGCGTCGGCCTGGGCGATGGGAAGCGCCGCGGCATACGCCGCCTTGTCGGACTCCCCGACCGCCATCGAGGAGTTGATGAGGCCGCGCGCGTTCATCTGCTGGTTGGCGCTGGTGCGCGCCATGTCCATGAGCGGGCTGCCCTGCTTCGTGATCTTGTTGAACTGCCCCTGCACGGTCATGTCGTCCGTGACGTCGACCTTGGCCGGATCGTAGCCGTCCGGCATCTGGCTGTTGATGATGCCGGTCGACGGCGAAGGAGTCGGAGTCGGGGCCGGTGCCGCCGACGTCGGCGTCAGCGTTTCGGACGCGCTCTGCTGCACGCTCTCGAGGGGGTTTTCCTCCTCGTCGGTGATTACACCGGACTGATTCGTCGCCATGGCAGGCTCTCCAGCACGTTTTAGTATTTGATGATGTAGTTCAGCACGATCGCGGGCGGCATATTCTGGCTCGTGCCGCTGCCGCTGTTGGCGTTGCTGACGCTGATGCCGGTGACCTTGTTCTGGATCCTGATGCCGGTCGTGTTCGAGAAGGTCGGCACGGTGCCGGCCGCGGAGTCGCCGAAGCGGCTGGTGCTGCTCGTGGTGCCGTCGTTGTTGCTGTTCGAGACGGTGTGGTGATGGCCGGGGTCCGTGACGTCGTGGTTGTGGCCCGGGTCCGTGACGGACGCTGTGTGCGTGTGCTGGTGAAGAAGCTGGCTTCCGCCGGTAGCGCCGAGCGTGGTGCCGGTGATGCCTGACGTCGCCGTCACCCTGCTTGCCGCCGACCCACCCATGTCGTCGTCCCCGAACACCGAACGCCCGCGGAGATCAGGTAGGTTGAAGGTTGTCGAGCCGTCGCCGGCCCCGTAGGTCGTCCCGATGGCGGTGAACAGATCGGCATAGGTCGTGCGATCCACCGCCTGCCCGTAGGCCAGGAGGAACCCGGACGGCGCGGCGGAACCGGCGTAGGGCAGGACCGTGCCCGGGGGCAGAAGTCCGCCGGTCGATCCGCCGATCGTGTTGGCGCCGGTAAAGGTGTTGTCGTCGCCTAGACCCGGAACAGCGAGCTTGGTGCGCGCATCGGCGGCCGCGTGGCTCGTAAGCGCGGTGCCGCCGGCATTGACGAACACCGCCTCGTCGCCGTTGCCGGTGAGGGTCGGTAGCTTGTCGAAGCCCTGCGCGATCGAATCGAACTCCGCGCGCATCGCGCTCGAGGAGCCCTGCGAGCCGGTCGCCGGGACGCCCGAGGCATGACTATAAAAATCATTCACGCCGAAGGCGGCGGAACTTAATACCAGCAGTAGCGCTGCCGCGACGACGCGTTTCATCGAGACAAAGGCTTTCATATCATGGTTCCCCACATATCTGGCCAAAAGCGATTTTGTTTGCTGCTGTTCTCGCTCTTGGTGAGTAGTTGTAGATTTCCTTCCCAGTGCAGACCGCACACCGTGTCAGCATTGAGCGGCACGATATGATCAACCTCCATGCCCTGATATTCCGCCTCCCGGTAGAAATCAATGACGGTATCGCGGTCGATCCACGCCGGTACTGCGTTGAGTGCTGCTGCGTGGCATTCGCGTGATCGCGCGCTACACTCTGGGCCGTTCTTCGTGCGATAGCGTGCGGTGTAGACATTAACTTTACCCTTGTTACGCTCCCTCCAAGATGCGATATACGCAAGGCGCGCTTCCTTGTTGGCCGAATAGTGTCTAGTGGCGCGCGCAATCGCGCACGCCTTGCACGTGTCAGACAGACCGTCGCTCTTGCGCCGATTCCGGTGAAACTCAGATAACTCCTTTTCGACCTTGCATGTCGAGCAGAGCTTCGTCATCGCAGACCACGCCGAGGTATGAACGAAATGAAGGCGCCGCTGAAGGTTATCGGCGCGAAGTAGTCGGAGCTGCCCTGCACGATCAGCGACACGTTCTCGGCGCTCCCGTCCATGGGGAAGGACGACGGCGCCAGCGCGGTGCCGTCCCAGACGAAGCTGTCCCAGACGAACGAGTCCCAGAACACCGGCGAGAAGTCGATGGTGTCCGACTCCGCCGACGGCTGCTCGTACTCAGAGGAGGCGTACCCGACTTCGTAGCGGAAACTGAACTCCGCGTATCCGGAACCGCTGACCTCGAACGCCGCGCGCTTGTACTTCTTCAGTTGGCGGGCGCTCTTGGAGGAGTTGAACACCAGATGGAAGTACCACGCGATTTCGTCGCCGTCGAAGGACGTCCCTTTCTCCATCTCGTAGACAAAGCCGTCGCTGGAGCCGAAGGCGATGGCCTGCGCGCCGTCGCTCATTTCCCCGGACCAGATGCACTCCACGCTGTCGGGAAACTCCACGGGCATGATCCCGCGGATCTTGTTGCCCTTGAACGTGAGATAGAGCCCGGTGTTGTCGGCGAAGAACACCCGGTACTGGTTGCTGTCGTAGGCGACGCACGAGGCCGTGACCTGCCCGCGCAGGTTCGGCATCAGCGTGCTGATCCGCTGGCTCAGGGTCGCGCTGGCGAAGTTGCCGTACGCCTGGGTCGCGGCGAGGTCGGTGATACCGCGGTCGTCCACCGCCACGCAGCGGCCGACGATGCGCTGCGCCGAGTAGGCGACGGCGCCCTGCTTGTCGTCGCCGAACGGGACGAGTTTCCAGTCCGCGCTGCTCGACCCGTAGAGCACCCCGCTGCGGTTGCGGCAGAAGATCACGAGCGCGGCACCGGCCTCTGAGCCCGGCATCCCGACGAACGCCGTGACGTCATCGCCCATGGCGATCTCGGCAGCCCCGAGCACGGGCGACCAGACGTACGGCGTGCCCGGACCGGAGTGCTGCACCGACGGCCCGAACGAGAAGAACAGCTGGAACTTGTGGACCCCGACATGGTCCGGGGTGTCGGTCGCCATGCCGGTCGTGATCGGCACGTAACCGTAATCGGTCCCGTCGAACTCGAAACCCCGGTTCGCGCCGTCGCAGCCGTAGATCCGCTTCGTCCCGGTCGCCCCGCCGAGGTTCTCGATCTTGAACTCGTAGCGCCCGCCGGGGTTCAGCGTGATCGCCGATTCCGCACCGGATAGCGTCAGGGCGCCGGCCCCGGTCGTGGTCGCGGCGCCGGCCGCGAAGTTGCCTCCGGCGATGGTGTGGATGATGAGCCGGCCGGCGGCGTTCGCTCCGGCGAGCGTACCGGACGTGATGACCACGCGCTTGATCGTGGCCGTGACGCCGCCCTGGGTGAGGGTGTCGCCCTCGTCGATGTCGCCGCCGCCGCCGGTGAAGCTGATCTCGTAGCCGAGCGGCACGTTGACCCAGCCCGCGGCCGAGGATTTGTAGATCGCGGCCGCGGTGCCACCGGCGTTGTTGCGCCAGGCGTACCAGACGTCGTTGTAGAGGACGAGCCCGAGGATGTTCCCGGAGCCCGGTACCTCCGTGATGTCGGCCCGGTAGATGTCGGCGGCGGCGTTGTTGTACTGCGCGTGCAGCTTCGCCGTGGAGGCGCCGTCGAGCACACCCACGGCGTCGCAGGTCGCGATCGTGACCGCGGCGATCTGGAGATCCTCGCCGACCTCGTCGAACGTGCCCGTGACCTTGGTGAGCACGAAGTAGCTCTCGTCGTCGGCGACGGCTGCGATGACCCCGGTCGCGCCGGACGTCACGCCGGTCAGGGTATTGCCGACCGCATAGGCGCCGGTGATGGTCGCCGCGAGGATCGTGTAGGAGGCGTCCGAGGGCTTGTCGCGCCCGTCCAGGCGCTCGTACCCGGTCAGGAACTTGTAGCCGCCGTTGGGGGCAATCTCGAAGTTCTGGGCAGCGCGGACGAACCCGGACGGGATCCGAAGCGCAGGGGTGACGACATCGAGACCGCCGTCGAACTCGATGTAGTCGATCTTGGTCGGCGGGAACTTCGGGATCTGCATCACGCCAGGGGCGCCCCGAGCCCGATCTTCGGGAGTTGATCCATCTCGAGACGGCCGAGAATCGCCTTGTAGTTGTTGTTCGCCTCGACGTAGGCGCCGCCGTCCTCCTGATTGCCGGCGTAGAGTTGCTTCGCCAGCCAGACGATCGCCATGTGGAACTTCGCCGGGAACAGCGGCTCGTCGTTGTCGGCCGCGAGCGGCGGCGCCACCCGGTAGTAGTCCCCGGTGATGCGGTAGATGCCGTTGGGCTTGTTGCCGCAGAGGATGGCGCTGTCGCGCGGCCGGATGGCGAGCTCGGCCGGAAAGGCCGAATCCGGTGCCTGCAACTGGTAGCGGTCCCGGAACCAGCCGTAGGGGATGAAGCGGATGATCTGCTGGGTCGAGGAGCCCGCCGAGACCAGATAGATACGAAACGTGCTGTCGTCCGTGTCGGGATCGTGGGCCATCCAGCTACCGAAATCCCCCACCGTGGCGTGCCCGATCGCCTGCCCGATCACGGAATCGGTGAACTCTGTCGGCGCGTAGTCCTCGTCGTCGGCCGTGGTGTTGACGTAGGCCGTCGAGCGCAGGAATCGCCACTTCCCGTCGTGCATGGCGCAGATCCGGTTGTAGGCGTCCGCCGTCCAGTTGACGATCTTCAGCGCCTCGCCGGACTGCCCGGTGACGGCGGCCGGGCCGGTGCCCGGGATCCCGCACTCCGAACGGACGCGCTGACAGAGCTCGAGGAAGGTCACGGGTTCAGACCTCGGCCAGTACCTTCTTCAGCCACTCGACCCCGTTCGGGTTCGGGTCGTGGATCACCGAGAACGGGTAGCGCAGCGCGGTGTGCGGGACGTTGCGAATGGCGTCCGCGCCGGTGTTGTCCTTGTAGTGCTCCTGGGTGAACACGGTCTTTTTGGCCCGCGCCAGTACCTCGACGAACTTGCGCTTGCAGGTCTGCGGGACGTTGCGGACAAAGAACTGCGAGCGGCCACCGTTCCAGAGGTCGATGACGAGCGCGGCGTTCGGCTCCGTCGTCGGGAGCACCATCACCGTGATCTCCTCGTTCATAAACGCGAGCGCGGCCGCCTTCTCCTTCCAGTTAGGGCCGTCGACAACCTCGATCTCCTGCGGTTCGATGCGGGCCGGTCCTGTCGTCGGCATGTCCCGGGGATTGTCCTGGCCGACTTTCTGCTCCATCGGCTCCATCGCGCCGCGCCGCTTGCCCTGCACGGGCCGGCTGCTCGCCGTCGTGGTCCGTTTCTTCGCTGCTGCTTGTGCTTGTGCCATCGTTTTCTCCTGTCGAAAGAAAAGCGGCGGGGCTTCCCCCGCCGCCGGTTGGGTTGGTTTAGCCGACGCGGTACAGCGTGTAGGTGTTCGCGGCGGTGCGGCGGGCCCGGAAGCGGCCGACCGAGATACTGGTCGCGGCGTCGTTCGAGGCGACGACCATGCTGCCAGAGAGCGTCCAGCCGGCGCCGGCCGCGATGGTCGCGTCCTCGGCCGCGACCGTGGACACGTTGAGCAACACGAACTCGATGCCGTCGCCGACCTTGAGATCCTTCTTGCCGAAAGCGGCACGCAGCGCGTTCTCGAAGTCCGTGCCGGACGGGAGCGTGTAGGTCACGCCCGCGGCGGTCGCAGCGTTCGCCGACAGGAGGCCGGTCAGCAGCTGCGCGGCGGTGAGCGTGGCGCTCGCGGTCAGCGCGGCCACGGCGTCGGAGTTGAGGAGTTGCACCGTCGCCGACCGGAACATGCCGGTGATCTCGGCACCGAGCAGGCGCAGGTACTTATTGACCGCGAGTTCGGAGACTTTCTTCCAGAGCAGATTCATGGTGTCACCTTGTCGTCAGGGGTTGATTGGAGTGACGCAAAAAAAGAGGGGCGCTCGGAGGAACGCCCCTCAAACTCACGATGGCAGTGCCCGTTACGACGTCAGCGGCTCGTGCGGCATCCCGCCGGCAAAGTTGTAGTACGTGTCCGTGATGCCGGCCGCGGCGAAGCTCGTGGTGCCGCAAATGAAGTCCGCACCGTCGCACTTCACCTTGACCGCGCCGATCGGGCAGTTGTCCGCCGACGGGCGCGGCCAGTGGAGCGCGACCTTGCCGTTGGCGAGGTCGTCGTTGTCCACCGCATCGCCCAGCACCGCCGAGACCGTGCCGGCCGCGTTCACCTGGATCAGGATGATCGCGGTGTTGCCGTCCTCGATCGTGCCGATGTCGCCGGGCACGCTCGCGACCGAGGCGTCGTCGGCATAGTGGTAGGCGAGGCCGTCGATGGCGAAGTCGACGCCGGCGCCGTTCGGGGCGGCGATGGCGACCTCGGAGGGTGTGCTACCGATGGCGAGACCGGCGCTCGACAGCGCGCCGGTGAAGCCGCGGGACTCTACGTGGGGTTGCATGTGTCTGTACTCCTTCTCAAAAAGAGGGGCCGGGATCGCTCCCGGCCCGGTTAGGGGTTGCTCGCTACGGCGTCAGCCTTAGCCGAGGTCCGTGATGCCGCACTCGATCACGGCCATCCAGCCGTTGTTGAGCAGCGCCGCGGCGGAGTAGAACTTCGCGCCGGCATAGCCACGCTGGCCGAGCGGGTCGTTCTTGTCCTTCTTCCCGGGCGGGATCCACGTCGGGTCCATGGAGTCGGAACCACGCAGCGCGACGTCGCCCCAGGCGTCCTCGGCCATGACGATGACGGGGTAGACGTCGATGTTCGCCCCGGTCGTGGAGTACAGACCCGTGGTGCCGACCGCCGCACCGCTGTCCGCGTACGGCGCGAGCTCCGGGGAGGTCACGAACCGGAAGCGGCCGACCGACCCCAACTCCTGCTCGTGGACCGGCTTGCGGGAGCCGTAGTTCGCCACGGGCACGAAGTCCGGCAGCTCGCGGATGTCGTGCTCCATGTCGGTGTGGCAGAACACGAGGTAGCCGGCCTCGACCGGCGCCGTGTTGAACAGCGCCGAGGCCGAGAGGATCGACGTGATCTGCTTGCTGTGGTTCGCCTGCAGGTTGCGCGATACCTTGGAGAGCAGGTTCTTGCTCAGGGTCTCGTCCACCGTCGCACGCGATGAGCCACCGGCGTAGTACACGTTGGTCCCGGACTTGAGCGCCCCGTAGCGGATCATTTCCCGCACGAGGCCCATGCGCTCGCCGACCTGCTTCTTCATCTCCGCGGGGATGTCGTCCTCGTAGAGGTCGTAGGTCTGGTCGGTGAGCGAGTACAGGCACGCGTACTGCTGCAGGGTCTCCGTGACGTCCACCGGCGTCAGGGTCTCCGACGAGGGCGTGACGCCTTCCGTGGTGATGTGCGCGTTCGCCGTGACGCTCGGACGGTTCTGCGAGTTGGCGTTCGCCGACGTCGCGCCGTACGGGAGAAAGCGGCGGAACACGATCGTCTTGCCCTGGTTCTTCGGCATCTTCTTCATCTGGCCGGTGATGCCGAGCACTTCGATGGGAACTGCATGGGCGAGGATCTCGCCCTTGACCTTGTTGATGCGGCCAGCGGCCGTGTTAAAGGCTTGGATACCCATGGGGTGTCAAACTCCTTTCGTTTAACGCTTGCCCCGTACGCTTCGGAAACCGAACTCGAGGGCAGCGTCGTCGTCTTGGGTGACGGGCGTGGCACCCTCCCCCTTCGGGGTGATGCCGCGCTCCAGTCGCTCTTGGCGACGAGTGCTCGACTGCTTGCGAGACTTCTGGAACGTCTTGAACTTGGTGAACGCTTCCGCGGCCACTACGGCGTCCTCGCTGTAGCGGTACTTCTGCTGATCCTCGGGCGACAGCGTGGCAAGCCAGCCACCGACGATGATCGGTTCGCCGTTCGGATCCTTCGGATTGGGAGCGAGCTTCACGAACTCCGGCGACTTGGCGATGTCCTGCCAGTCCGGGTGCGTGAGGGAGAGCAGCTTGCGTTCGACCTTCCCGACCTCGGCGGCGATGCGGGCCTGCACCATCTCCTCGGTGATGGCCTCCTTGCCGCCGCCCGCCTCGGCGGCTGCGGCTTGCGCCGCTGCCGTCTCCTCGGCGGTGAGTCCACCGGCGCCGCCCGAAAGGATGTCCGTAAGGTCGGCGACCAGCATTTCGGCGATCTCGGGAAACTCCTCGCTCAGGCGACTCAGCTTTCCGATCTTCGGGACGCCGGCCTTCTGTAGCTTGGAGTTGATCTCGCCGAACTTGCCGTGGACCTTGCGGATCTCCTGATCGAACGCCGCGAGGCGGGCCTCGAGGTTCGGCACCTTGTCGAACAGGTCTTTCACCTGCTCCTCGGTGAGGCCGGCGAGTAGCTGCTGGGCCGCCTCGCCCGGCTTCGGCGCTGCACCGCTGTCCTGGCGCTGCTCCTCGTCGGGCTCGTCACCGAGCGTCGGTGCGTCTGCGGTGGCCTCGGTCGGGTCGGTCGTGGACGCCTGCGCCGTCTCAGTGGCGGGTGCTTCGGCGGGCGGTTCGTCACCGCGCGCCTGATTGAAGCCGGCCATCATCGCGGCGTCGTCCGCGTCCTCCTGTTCCTCGGTCCGCTCCTCCTGCTGCTCCTCCTGCTGCTGTCCTTCTTCCTGCTGCTCTGCGTTCTCCTTGTCCAGGGTCTCGGTTGTCTCGGTTGGCATGAGCACTCGTCTCAGAAACAAAAAAACCCGCGCGCGGCGGGTCTCACACGGCGAAGGGCAGGACCGTTTAGGTCTTGTCGTCCGCCACCGGTGGCGTCGGCGTTGCCGCCAAGGCCGAAAGCAGGGTCTTGATTTCGGAGATCGCGCCACGCAGGCGCGCCGTCTCCTTGTCGTCCAGATCGTTGTCGTTCTTCGAGCGCAGGCGTGCCAGCCTGTCCTCGTAGTGCTTGCGGATCTTCTGGACGACGTCGGCCTGACGTTCGATCTGGGTCAGGTCGAGCTTGAGATTCGGGAATGGCTCGGTCACAGCTTCAGTTTCCTCATCGGCGTCCGGGATCGCTGCGCGAGCCCGCCGCTGAACACGTCGAGCGCACCGCCTTGGTTGCTGCGCTCGTGGGTCATGCGGAAGATGTCGGCGATGTGCCGCCCGGCGATATAGCCGTATCCGGGCAGCACGCCGAACGCACCGACCTTGATCTCGCCCGTAAAGGCGCGGTGCGCGCTACCCTCGGTGACGATCTTCGCCTTGGGGTAGCGCTTGCCGACGTCCTCGCGCCATTTCGCTTCGTCGTCGTAGAACGACAGTTCCTTGCGGTAGCCCTCCGGGCCAATGTCGGTCTTTGGCTTCGCCACCTACGCGCCCGCCTTGGCCGCCGCTTCCTTCTGCTGCGCGGCGGCGATGGCAGCATCGAGGCGCGCCATCGCGGCCTTGCCGTCGGCGTCGAGCTGCGCCCATTCCTCGGCGGTGATGTCGCGGCCCTCCATCTGAGCCTTCTGAAGCGTCTGCTGGATGCGGACCGTGGCGTTCAGCAGGTCCAGGGTGGCGGCAACGGCCGCCGCGGCGCTTGCGGCTCCGCTCATGGCTTATCTCCTTCCTGCGCGAGCAGGTAGTTGTTGAGTTCGATGAGGAGTTTCTGCGCCATCTCGAGTTGCGCCAGTCCGTCGGCCGGAATCCCCTGCTTGACCAGGCTGCGCGCGAGCGCGAGCGTGGCGTCGGCGGTCTCGAGTTTCTCGCGCACGCCGATGGCGTCGACCCACGTCAGTTGGCCGGTCTCGGTGAGCGTGGCCGTCATGTTGACGAGCCCGGTGTGCGTCGCCTTCGCGTAGGCGATCTGCTGCGCCGGGGTCTGTGGCACGGCCATGGCGCCCATGCCGGCGCACCCTGTCGGGCCGCCGAGCGCGAACAGCGCCACCAGCAGGAACGGTGCGATCGCCTTGATCGTCCCGGCGCCTGGCTTGCTGATCTTCACGCCGGCAACGGTCGTGATCTCGGCCTTGCGGGTGAACTGACCCCACAGGAACAACACTCCGCCAATGACCTCGACAATGGCGTTGACCAGCATCTCCTGGCCGTCGGGGGCGATCCCGAAATACTGGTTCAGGACCGGCCCGAACAGGGCGACGATCATTCCCCATGTGGTCTTGCTTGCGAAAAA